AAAAATAAGTGATTCGTGGGGGCGGCGTAATAGGCAAAAAACGCAATATCTGGCGGATATATAACGCCCCCACAATTTTTTACTAAAACTTAGGCTCAAGCACAACACCTTGTTCGTGCAATTTCTTATAATAATTCAACGCTTTCGCCAACTCTGTTGACCTCGGGTCGCCTTCCCATTCAGCATCATCATACTCACGCTGTAAACGCTTAATCTCATCGCTCACAACTGCCAATCTATCATCCATTTTCGGGCCTCAACTTCGGTTTTAACACATACGAAACTTTGTCGGACACAACGCATTGCATACTCGTGTCTTCGTACAACTCATAAATCTGTTGATAGATCGGGTCGGCAAGCCCATGCAGTGCCTCTCGGCAATGCCGCTCCCTATCGTACCAAATATATGAAGTCGTTACGCTCTCAGCATCCATGCTGTAAGTAATCACAAGCGCAGTGTAGTAATAAATCATTTCCCTAAATCCTTCGCCCAGTTTTTCAACGTTTGGCGATTGCTCATGCCCAGTATCTCCGCCGCTCGGGTATAGTTATTACCAGACTTACGCAAAGCCCTCTCAATGTAATCAACCTTAACATCTTTCAGCGCAGCGTGGATATCAAAATCCTCGGTAACATTTCCGATGCTCTTTTCATAAGCAATCACAACATTACGCAATTCCTGCATGAACTCATCCAAATCTGTCTGCGTTCGGACATCTTCCAAACGCTCCAGAACATACCAAATATCAACGCGTCCATCTCCACTCATTAAAACACATCCCTCTGTAATCTTTTCATTCTCTTCGTGCGGAAAAAGCCCACATACTCGGGGTTTCGAACCATGAACAATCGGGAAAACAAAGCAATGTAATCGTTCTTGATTTTGTAATCATTCCCTTTCGTCACAATCATTGTTTCCCAACGAACACGGTTTGCAATCAGCCAACCACTCAAACGGTCATGACCTTTGTTGATCGCTTCAAAAGTGAAGTCCTCAAAGTATTCAAAGAACTTCGGGTTTTCGCTGTGCCACCTGATCCACTCACGCCCCAACGCGCTCTCTCTCATCACTTCGTAAAACTCACCTTCGGTACAGGTTAATTCAATTGTATTACTCATTAACGCATTCCTCACATTTCTCGGCATCTTCTCCCATGCCTACAGTTACAACCTCACCACAGTCACACAAACGCGGCATCTCACCATCGCCGGAACAACTCTCGCAAACCTCGCGCACTTCTTCGAGATAACCAACGTCACGCCCAAAGTCTTGGCGTTTGGGCACATCGTAAAAAATGTACCCATCACCATAACAATCGGGGCATGGTATCATGATTGGGGTTTCCATGGCCTCAATAGCCAAGTCACTCATACGTCCCATCAGAACCACCCCACAATCACGCCGACAACAAAGCCGACAACCAAAACCGCACTGATGCAGAAAATCGCAACGTCCTGCCAATCAATACGCGCAAAGTCGCGCTCCATCTCTTCGATCATCTTAATCAACTCACGCATCGCTAAAATCCTTCAATACCGCGACTATTCGGGTTCGGTACGCCTTGGCGTCCTCAATCAATTCAAACTCAGGCGTCCCCGCCGTAATAGAATTAAGAATGTCAACATCCATAGTCCCAATCCAATAGCGAAAGTCGCCCTCATAGTTCGAAAGCAATGCACAAATATCTCTGTGCAAGCTCTCTGTTATCTTGATTTCCTTATACGGCATCTTCCATATCTCCTCTTAAATCGTGCGCCTTGTCTTCCAACAAGTGCGCAATATCTTGCGCAAAAGTATCGGACAAAGTGCCATCTCTGAACAACTCTGCCCAATGTTCTAACGACTCCACAAAAAGCGATTTATCAGTCATCAAAATTCTCCTCATGAATGGAAATCATGCTCGGGTGATCATCGTACACCCAAATAACAAAAGACGCCTGTCCATGTTCGCCCTTAACCTCGTAACCTGTGCATAAGCCATGGTCACAATCTTCGCTGCGAACTACAGTCGCGTCATAATAACCTTCATCAATTTTCATGACGCACCCCCGAACGGGCTATCAGCCAAAGGCAAATGATCCCACGGCTCCGCATAAACAGACAAAGGCTTTTCATATACCTCAACTTCTTCGGGATACTCGGGGTTGCGATAGTAAATAAAATGATTGTCTTCCGAAACCTCGCTCGGGCTTATGTCAAACCCCGTGCGCTCACCCAACATAATCGCAAGCTCTTTTAATCGCTGCTCGGGGTTTTCCATCTCTACAGACAACACGGTGCTATCAACACCACCAACCAAAGCCATCGCTTCTTGCGCACCTAAAACCTCGGCCTCGTCAATCGTCGGGGCTTCAACCACCACATTGCGGACAGTCTCAACCTTCACTTCTACCTTATACATAGGCATATCTATTCTCCTTTTTTCTAGATATTTTGACCGTAAAATAATTTACTCTTCGGGTCAACTAAAATGTGCAAAAAAATTTACGCAAAGAAAAACCCCCGTAGAAGAGGAATAACTACGGGGGTTCAGTCAGTGTATTATGAAAGGTGTCGTATAAACAACAATTAAACCCTATCGCCGTTTTGCGCTCGGGTCAATGCGTTTATGCCATGCAAAATACCGTTCGCAAAATCATATGTTTCTCTTCGGGTTCCTCGGGGGCTGATATCTCGGGCACCCCCACCTTCGGTCATCTGCTCAATACGAAAACCACCATACGCGCCCCCGATATAATAAACCCCGCCGTTCGGCGTAAGGCGCCCATGTTCGTCGCGTTTTAATGTGCCGTCTTCATTATATGCATAGGTATCATTGGGACGCCCTAACGCCCCGTTGATATCTTTAATTTTACTCTCAAGCATTGCTGCAGTTATACGTTGTGTCATTGTTATATCCTTTCAATTCTAGACAATGAAAACTCTTGCTCAAACAATCCCGTTAAATCTTCTTCGCTAACGTTATACGGGCTATGCTCAACAATATGATCTACTCGGCGTTTGGTCTCGTCGTTCAGCCAATCAATCGCTTCATATTCTTCTTCGAACGTCTCAACCACGGGGTTCGGGTCAAGGCTATCAATTGCATACGTTACCTTCCACATTGTTGTTCTTCCCCCGTTGTTGCGAATATAATGAACCCCGCCGCAAGGTCATTGATATGTTCGTGAATTTGGGCGCCGTCCCAATATTGGAACGGTTCCCATGCATTTGCTTCACAAAAGGCATTGATTGTTTCATCTTTCCACGCGCTAACGCTATCTGGAAATTGCTCAGTCAATACATGCGAACTAGCGGCAATAAATGCTCTCTCTTCAATATTCATTGTTCTATCCCTTCAACGTGATCTAGCAATTCGCGCAATTCTTTAGGGGTAAAACCCAATTCCGCCGCTGTTGTGTTGAACGGTTCCCCCGCGTTTATTCGATCAATCGCTTCGTTTAACTCTTTAATCATTAAACCCGCCGCTCTCTTTGGATCATATGTCATTGTGCCGCCCCTTCCATAGTATGCGCCAACGTCACGTTCGCGCTAGTTGTGGGATTGCCATTGCCAACAATGAACGTATAGCGATGAACATTGCATGCCAAAACGCCAAATTGCTTCGCGTCATGATAGGTCATGAAATTGCCGTCTTCTTCCATATCTACTGGTTCAGACGTGCCGTAGTTTTCCAATGCCCACTGGCAAAACTCTTGGAATTGCATCTCATCTTCATATTCAAAACCGCTAGTATCATCATAAAACAAAGCAGTTGCCCAAAAATCTGGCAATTCTAGTGTGATAGTTTCCATTGTTCTTTCCTCGCGCTTGTGTTCTTCGTAACAATCGCCGCAAAGGCGCCACCCATTTGGGCGGCGTTGTCCTTCCGTTGCATTGCATCTCACGCACATTGTCTCTTCAACATAGATCATCTTTCTTTCCTCTCTTAAAAATCAAAACCAGATGCAATTTCGCGTTCATGATCGTGACGCAATTTCACAAATTTATAAACCGCATTGATTGCATCAATCGAATTTGTCGCCTTAGCGTCACTGATCAATTCCAAAATATCGCCGTCTTCCATACACTCAATTACAGTATCCCAACCGTCTTTCTCATAATTTGCATACGCATATTTACGAACCGCTACGATCATACCTTGCTCATCTTCGCTAGGCGCAGATACCTTTTCCTCTGGCTTTTCTTCACCAAATTTATGACCGGAATAAACTTCATAAAGATATCCAAGGTATTCTTCGCATACATCTAGCGCAGCGTTTACGCTCTTCTCGTCAAGTTTAATCAAGCTAACGCCCCATGGTGTTGTGCCGTTGAACGCGTCAACCAATTGCTTCATTGCTTCATGTTCCGCTGCACCAAAACCAAGGCGTTCTTCGCCGTCTTCTTCAAAAACAGCAACCGCGCGTTCTTTGGTTGCAATCGCGCGTAGGCGATATTCAATCTCTGATTTTTCCATCTTATTACCTTTCATAGGGCGTTATTGCCCACATAAACTTTATCAAAAAGACAGCATGTTTTGCAAGGAAAAACGCAAAATATTTTACGTCAATTTACGTCAAAAATATTCACGTCAAAACTTGACGTAGTTGACGTAGCGTAGATTATTAAACAAAAACAACAACTTAACGTTTTACGTCAACTACGTCAAAAAATCAATTTGACGTAAATAATGCAATAAAATCAATACGTTATTTTACGTCAACTACGTCAACCCCCCTATAGGGGGGTATATACCTTACCCCCCCTTGATGTTTTTTGGCTTGCCGCAAATTCAAATAATTTACTACTCGCAGCATGCTTGACCATAGCGCATAGCACAGTGTATCTTCCCACCTAGGGGTTCAAAGGAAAGGTCAAGCAATGCCAAAGGTAGGCGAACAAATTGAAAAAGGCGGACGACGATTAACACCGCAGCAACAGAAATTTTTAGACAATTACATTCACGGCGATATGACACAAACAGCAGCAGCCCGTGCAGCGGGTTATGCCAACCCTACAATGCATGCTGTACGGCTACTCAATAACCCCGTTGTTAAAGAACGCATGGAAGAAATGCGCGATGAACTGCAAGCGAAATACGGCGTGACCATAGCCAAGAGCATAAGAGACCTTCAGATGATCAGAGACGCCGCTCTCAGTGAGGGAAACTACTCTGCAGCTATCAAGGCAGAGGAAACACGCCTTCGCGCCTCTGGCGTCATGGTAGACCGAAAACACATAACGCACGAAAACATAGGTTCAATGAACCGTGAGCAGATATTATCGCAGTTAAATGAATTTATCGACAAGGCAAAAACACGTATGATTGATATAACGCCAGAAGAAGACGTTGCTGCAGACAGTAAAGAACCCCAAGATATTGCGATAGTTTACGATAGTAACGAACCCACATAAACACGGTATCTCTTGGCGCGGGGGCGCGAACGGGGGCGTTGCCCCGCCCTTCTGGGGCGTACCTTCGGGGTTCGGGATTGTATTTTCGGGGTTCGGGTTCGGGGTTCGGGGTTTTGAGGAAGAGTATACGTTCTTCGGGTTCGGTATCTATTCTTCACGCCCATATATCCCCACGCATTGCGCCAAAATGCATTGACCCACAAAACCCCTGGCTTTTTCGTTAATTTCTGGAAATTGCAAATTTAGCAGCCGCTCTTGCAAAACCATTATTTACTCGGGTTCGGGCTTTTCGGGCTTCGGGTTCTTCGGGCTTCGGGCTTTTTGCCATAGGCACTTCATACCTTATAGCTTCATAACCCTTTGTAAATACTACATTTTTTTCTTTTTTGGTCGTTTTTTTGTTGCACCGTGGCGCCGATTTGGTAATCTAGTCTTGTCAGTAAAAATGAAAGGATACTGAATATGACAAATACAGTAGAAATGCTAACTGGACTGCCACGCGGCGAGCGCATTATTGAGCAGATCAATACAGTGTTTATGATGCTGAGTGCCAACCGCGATGACACAGCCACAGCCATCCTTGATCGCGTATTCGATGAGTTGCGCGAAATGGATAAGCCCGAAACTGTGATGAATGGCGATGCCGAGATTTTGCACCGCAAAATCACACGCGACCCAAACATCGACATTGTGTTGGCAAAAGTCACCCACGCCGATGGCCCTGTCGAATATGTGACTTGGATACAAAATAAGGATGATGTTTCCCGTGGCCACGATGGCACATATCATGGTCACTATGTCCCCGAATATGACATGGCCTTGGATGATTTCCTGAACCGCCAATAAAACCAACTGGGGGGAACATTCCCCCCACCCAATCAAAAGAGGAAAAGATTATGAGCAATAATAGCCAAGCGTCAATTTTTGGAGGTTTTACCAAAAATGAATTTGATGAGTTGGTTCGCAAGATATCCAATGGTGAACCAATCTACCAAGCGACACCCAAAAAAGAGGAAAAGAAAAATGACAATTGAAAACCTAATCGCATCAATGATGACTGAAAACACAGGCACCCATTTTCTCGACAGTGGCGGCGCCTATGGTCGCAACTGGCAGCGCAATAAAGGTTTGACCGCTGACATCCTGAAAGAAATGCCCAGCGCGACACTCGAGGTTTCCATTCGCGAATATAGTGGGAGACCCCATGCCGACCTATGTCCGACTGTGAATATCTTTCACAAATTGACTGGCGGCATGCTCGAACTGGATGACCGCTGCGAAACATTCAACGCGATGCCCGTGCCTGACTGGGGAGATCAATTGTATGGCGTTTCAGATCGCGGCGCGGCATGGCTAATCGATCAAAAGTTTTGTTGGAATGTTGATGAGGGCAAGTTCAATACTTACAACTGGGCCGCAAACCTATCCCAGACCCTATGCGGTCAATTTCTTTCCCACGATGATGGCAAATATGTCCTTTTGCAAATCCATGGCGGCGCCGATGTTCGAGGCGGATACACCGACGCCAAGCTATTCAAGTTGGATGACTGGGCCGAGGAACACGATGTCTATATCGATGACTGTGATTTCCATGTCGAATGTCATCCCGACGAATGGGTACGCGTTTCATGGTCAGGCGAATGGATCAATAACGATGGCGGCAGCCTGACCGATGATGAGGCGCTCGAGTTTGCCAACTATGCCGGATGTGTCATAGGTGGGCCGGATGTCATCGTCCAAGGTGAATGCCGGACCGGATACTAGACCCAAGGTACCCTAGGCCGGTCTGAGGGTTTCGGATCGGTCGGGGATTGGGGGGGCATGTACCCCCCCTAAATGCTAGTCGGTTTCGGAAGAACACTACACCAAGTTTTCCTCAAACAATCACCTACAAAAAACATTTCAAGGTACCCTAGGGGCTTCCAAGGTACCCTATTGATTGTTCAGGTACCCTATGGTTATCGAGATTGTTGATTAAGTTTGCTGAAGATGTTAGTGTCTAGAAAAATGTGAGAACACTTATGACTCGTTTTATGCCCGGAACACCACAAGAAGTTATTGATGAGGTTAATAATTCTCTTGGTATGAGTAGTCCTTCAAGCGTTAATACTACGACGACTGCTGATGTTATGGGCGGTTCGAACCCTACTACTAGACCTTTTGCTGAACTTTTGGCGCAGCTTTTCAGTAAAAAGGAATTTGGGCCTGCTCTTAACTCTTATGTAGAGAAGAACTATGCCTTTGAACCTGCGATTACTAACTATGATCCGGCCCCATCTGAAATTGCCATTAATGAAATGAGTAAGCAGCCTACTTTAGGTAAGATGCCTCCTCCGCCGAAGTCTGATGATGGTTCTGGCGGTTATAAGGCTGTACGCTCTGAAACGCCGTCTGTTGGTGGTGCTTATTCTGATGCTCAGAATGGCGGCATGAAGACGTTTGATGAGTTTAAGGCCAGTTATGATGGTCCTATGTTTGCTGCGCCTAGCTTTGCTGAGGATCAGCTTAAAACTGAGTATGACAGGTACAAGGCGGACTTTAACAATCCTGCTACGCCTTCATCTGGCGCGACTCAGCCGACTTCTGCGCAGGGACCGAGTTTAGATTATTTGGGTCAGATGTTGAGCGGTGGTTTGGGTGGCTATGGTATGTATCAACCGCAGCCTCAGCGTAGTATGTTTGGCGGTTTTGGTATGCCAATGATGCAGCCTATGTATGGTATGGGGATGGGTCTTGGCGGCTATGGTGGTTACGGCGGCGGCTTTGGCGGTGGTTATGGTGGTATGTCGCCTTATGGTGGCATGGGTTACGGTGGTTTTGGCGGTTATGGTGGCTACGGTGGTGGCATGTCGCCGTTTGGCATGGGCTTGGGTGGTTACGGTGGTTACGGCGGTGGTATGCCGTATGGTAACATGTATGGCGGTGGTTATAATACTCAGCAGCCTCAAGCGACGAATACGCAATCGTTTGCTGGTGAATCGCCGTTTGGCGCGGGTTCTCTCTTTGGCTCGTTAGGTTCTATTGCTCGATAGGAGTTTTCATGACTGTTTTTGCTAAATCGTTTGGTCCGCCTCCTCCCCCTGCTGGTGGTCCGATGGGTGGTCCTCCTCCTGCGGGTGGTGGGATGCCCCCTGCGCCTCAACAGTTTTCTGCTCCTACTGGTGGTTTTCCCCCTCCTACTGGTGGTCCGCAGGCACCTTTGCCTGCTGGCAATGCGGGTCGTCGCAAGAAGTTTGGCGCTGCGTTAGAGGGTATGATACAGCCTCCTGCTCGTCCACCTCAGCCTCCGCAGCGACAGATGCCGTCGCCTATGCCGCCTCAGCTTCCGCCTCAGATGGGTGGTAATGCGCCTTCTATGATGCCTCGTACTCAAATGGTTGCACCGGGCACACCTATGATGCGGACGCCGACTGCTCGACCTATGCGTAATGGCGGTATTGTTCAGTATTTTGAAGATGGTGGATTGAGTCAAACTGAGCAGGATTTGGTTTCTAAGTATGGCTGGACTGATGCTGGCAATGGTATGGTTCGCACTCCGGGTGGGAAGTTGTATGATTATGAGGCTGGTGATACTTTTTCGGATCGTTTGGTAAGTGAGTTACCAGCTGAGCAGCAGTTTGATGTGAGTGATGGTTTGTCTGAGGGTGCGTACACTGCGTATAATCCGACAGGTCAGTTGACTGGTAAGTCTGTTGTTCAGTTGATTGAGACGCCGAGTGGCAGCTATAAGATGGTTGACACTGAGGGTGATCTTTTAAATTTCTCTGACATTTACACGGGTGATTACAGTCCTGAGTTTTCGGAGAAGTATGCGAATTATCTTGGAGAAAATCCTAAGTACGGCGGTTCTGGTCTGGCTTACAGTGATTTGGACTCTGCTTTAAGTAACATTGCCAATCAGGGGTTTTCTTATGGTGGTATTTATACGCCTGCTGTTGAAGATATTGCTCCTGTTGAGGAAGTGGTTATTGACGATACGTCTTCTTATATTCCCACTCCTACACCTACACCTACACCCACGCCTACGTCTACGCCTAACACTGTTGTTCCTTACAGTGGATCGTACACGGCTGACCCTGTTGATAGCAGTCAGGTTGGTGAAATTAACTATGATGACTTTACTGGCGACATTGGTGCGACATACACTGGGTATCCTGAAGGCAGTCAAACCCCTGATAATGCTGCATTATTTGGTCCAAATGTTGGTATACCGCAGCGAGTATCGCAGTATTACACGGATGCGGTTACGGGTGGTTTAACGACGACGAATGGCCCTGTTATGACGGCTACGAGTCCGATTGGCGCGATTAATTTGCCTGCTCGTCCAGTTTCTATAGATATTTTTGATTGGCTTCGCAGTCCTACATATGGTTCGATTGATCCGATTAAGGATGCTGAAGAGGAGGAAGAAACGTCTTTAGGTCTTGGCGACAATATTTTAAAGCTTCAAGAGGGTGGTGCTGTTAATAGCTTTGACGATGGCACGTATACGATTCGTGATTTAAACTCTGGTGAGACTGAGAAGTATGAGTCTGGTCAGAGTTACGGTGAGGAAGACTTGCCTGCGGACGTTGCGTATTCGAAGCAAGTTCAAGAAAACCGTGCTAAGTTGGGTTTACCTGCGAATGAGACGAGTGCTTGGAGCATGTGGCAGCAGGGGACTCACTGGAGTCAGAAGAAGAGTTCTACTCCTGACTGGATTAGTGCGCCTGATGAGGGTTCAATAAATAAACAGGTCATTACGCCGATTGCAAATCCTGACACTGGTGAAATTTTCAATGCTCCTAATTCAGGTTATACGTTAGCTACCGAGTCTGCTCAAGCTACTGAGCCTACTCAGATTAACTATGACAACTTTACGGGTGATATTGGCGAGACTTACGGTGGTTATCCAGAGGGTAGCCGAACACCAGACACGGCTGCGTTGTTTGGCCCGAACGTGAATATTCCGAAAGTTGAGTCTAAGTATGTGCAAGACCCAGTGACGCGGACGATTACGACAACAAATGGTCCTCGTATGACTGCGGTTAGTCCAATTGGTGCAATTAATTTACCTGCGAGTCCGATTGACTTGGATATTTTTGATTTCTTGCGTGATCCGATATATGGGTCTCTTAATCCGATTGGCTTGAGAAATGGCGGTAGTGTTCCTCGCAACACTATGATTGCTGATCAGCCGCATATGTTGGCGTATATTAATCAGGACGAAGAGGCTTTGCTTCGTAGCTTTGGTGGCTCTGGGGTTTCTGGCCCCGGCGGTATTCCGAGTTATCCGCCAGACAGTTCTGTTAATTTGGATTATGGTTATACGTCTGGTGGTTATTCTCACCCAACTGATGACGACGACAAGCCGTCTTACTATGAGCCTGCAGGGTTTGACTTTGACGGAGATGGGGTTACTGGCGAGGGTAGCGATGTTTTAGATAACAACGACTCCAATCCTTTCGTTGATTTGCCTGACTTTAGTGATGACAATGTAACGCCTGTATATGATCCGAGTGATGAGGATTATAATGATAAGTCTAGCGAGACAGATTTTACTCAGACTGTAGTGGCTGATAAGACTGTAGTTACGCCTAAGCCCAAGCCCAAGCCGAAGCCTCGTCCGACATATAACGATCTTCATGGGAATACATTTTATTCTCAAGCTGAGGCGGATGCATCGAACCGTGCGTATGCTGCTCAGTTGGCATCTTATGGTGCTGGCAAGGTTGGTTTTGATCGTTTTGCTGATAAGGTGGCGAAAGAAGCTCCTTATGTTCCGCGTGAAGTATCTGATCGTGCGGCTTCTCGGATTTACACTGACAATTTCCGCCCTGAGTTAGCGCAGTATACTGGTCCTGATATTTTGGGTGGGATTTATTCTGGCATTGCTGGCATTGGTGCTGGTCCTGAGAGCGGTAGCCTTGGTATTACACCTGCGCCAGTTGTTGATTCTAGCGTTTCGCCTACTGAGGATGTACCCGGTCTTCTTAACAAAGATGTTAAGGATGTACTTCTAAGCGGACAAAACGTTCTTGAGGATAAGCCAGTTATTAGCTTGGACGCGCCTGCTGATCCTAACTATGTACCATCTGCGTTCCCAAGTGGTCGCTCTGAGGTTGACATTTTTCAGCCACCTCAAGAGGCTGATGAGGAAGCGACTAAAGAAGCTCTTATGAACGCCGTTAAGCAGCGTGTGTCTGAGGTTGAAGGTACAACAACAGACGAATACGGCGAAGGTGGCTACAGCCGTTTGCTTGGTGGTACTGAGCAACAGTTTACAGACAAGCCACTGACCGAGATGACTGTCGCTGAAGTTCTTGAGCTTCAGAGGCAGCGTGGCCCGGGTTCTTATGCAGAGTATTCAAAGGGTGTTAATGAGAAAATTGGAAGTCTTCGTGAAGATGGTAGCCCAAATATTTCTACCCCTGCTGGCAAGTATCAGATTGTTGGCGATACTCTTGATAAACTTATTAAGGCTGGTGTTGTTGATCCAGATGCGAAGTTTGATGCGGCGACTCAAGAAAAGCTTGGTTCTTATTTGATTGAAAACCGTGGCTTGTTTGATACAGACACGAGCCGTGAAGACTTTGTTACGAGTTTAGGTCAAGAATTTGCTGGCATTAAAGACAAGGGCTATGACGGCACAATCTCTAGTCAGTTGAAGCAGGGTCTTGGTACGGATACGGATACAAAGGCTGGTACGCCGTCTACAGAGGGTATTTTTGCGAAGAAGCCGGGTGAGTCTAGTGCGGAGTATTCAAATCGTATGAGAGAAATGGCGAATATGCGTCCGGGCGAGACTTATGAAGAGTATATGGCAAGAGTGACATCTCAACCGACAACTGCTCGACAGTTGACTGACGAGGAAGCGGCTAAGTTGAAAGAACTTTATGACCGTGGCTTAAAGCCAGATGATGACCCCCGCCGTGCGAATCTTGCTGTAAACGCTGCAGAGGCTAAGTATTTGCAGCAATTGCTGGAGGCTGTTGATGATCCAACTATGCTTGAGAAAATTCTTGGCAAGATTGGCAGCAACTTAACTCTTGGTATGGTTGACTTTAATCAGTTAAGTCGCGATCAGGCGCAGAAAGTTCTTGATGCATATCGTGACACAGGCAGCTTTGTGTATGACACAGAGGGCAAGGCGATTGATTTGAAAACGGTTGAAGACCTTGAGAAGCTAGAAGCGTTAAGTGCTGGTCGCGGTCAAGAGCCTGCAGTGATTGGGGTTCGTGATGAAGACGGCAATGTTGTTTCGTTTGGTTCTGACATTCAGAACACAATGGAAGGTCCAGTAGAGGTAGATATCTTTGATCAGATTGATCAATTTAATGACGACGACACTAAGACTACTAAAGATGAGAAGAACTATACCGTTGGTGCTGATGGCAGCATCACTTGTAACGATGAGGGTTATGTTTATAGTGAGTCTGCTGGAATGTGTGTTCCTGTTGAAGAAATGGATAGCACACCGATCATTGCCCCGCGTGACGTAACAACTCGCAGCCTTAATGACATTATTGCTGGCATTGCTACGCCGGGTCCAAAAATTGCGCCAATTTCAGCGAATATACGCCCGATGCAGGGTGGTGGAATGGCAGGATTGAATCGCGCAGCGGACAACTTCTTAAAAGCTCTAGCGGGGTGACTTATGCCTTATCAAGACTTATCGGTAGGCAGCACAAAAAAAGAAGAGCCATCTTTAGCTGATAAGATCAGTCAGGGCTTTAGAGATTTTTTCGACTCATTTAACGGTGGCGATGATGACAGTCCTGCACCTGTTTCAGGCGGCAGGGGTAACGTTGTTGAGCGTCCGAATGAGCGAAATGATTATTTAGCGAAACTTTTATCTGACAACGCTGTTGTTCCGCCGCCGAGTGCTGCGGATGCAGCAGTAGGTTTTGTGCCGCCGAAAGATAGGCCAGATTATAGTGGGAATGTTGATCGTTACAGTATTCCTGTTGGTAATATGATTCCTGAGTCTCTTGGGTCTGTGGGAGACTTTCTACCGTTTAGTCCTGATTTAAGTGGTGTAAATCCAAGAGCTATTGCGGATTTGTTTGGTTTAACTGATCTTTCAAACTTAAATCCCGTGACGACTATGTTTATGCGTCCGAGGGATGCAGCGGCACGTTTTTCAGAACCTGAAAAATACTCTCCTACAGGTGAGCGCGAGTGGACAGACCTTCTTGAAGCTGGCATGGGTCCGTTAGAAGCTGTAATTGGTTTAGGTACAAGCAGGTATTTGCGAGAGCCGATTGAGAAGGGCTTAGGTGCTGTGTTTGGCCTTGATACGGATATATCTGGTCCAAATCGCAGCGATGAGAACTTGCGTTTGTATCATGGAACTCCGAGTGAAGGGTTTAATCCTGAGCAAAAAGTTAGAATGCCTGATGGCAGTATTCAGTACATTAATATGTTTCAGGTGGCTGGTGGTAGACCGGGTGATATGTCTACGTTGGAGTCTATGGCGCCACCCGGCGCTGAAGTTCTTGAGACTTACCCATATGGTCGTTTTACCACTGATTTTATTGGTACGGGAGAGGCTGGATTTAAAAAAGGCTCTAAAGAAGCGGAAGAAGATACTAAGGGTGCTTTAGCTGGCAAGGGCATTTACTTTGGTTCTAATCCAAATATTTCTCAACATTATCGTTATATAAATTCTTCTGGCATTCCATATGTGCCTTATAAAGATTCGATAAAAGATGGGGTTGGTCAGGAAACTTTGGACGTTGTTCAGCCTGCAATTATTGATCAGTATGGAAGCCTTGATAAAGCACTAGAAGTTTATAACTTTGGCGATGATGACATTTTCAGCTTTACTGTTGGTGATGAAGTCTTCTCTTTTAAAACTCCTGCTTCTGTAAGAAATGAAGTTGACAAGAATTTTGAAAATGTTCTTGAAACAATAAAAGCTGACCCAGTTATGAGTCAGTATTATCCAAGTAAAAGAGTCCAAAATTTCATGCGTCTTTCTGAGGAGCGACCCGGAGAATGGGTGGCTCTTGTTTCTAAAGACATGGAGCAAAAATTAAAAAAACTTAGACCTGAGTACCTCAAAGTTAGCGAAAAAACTGAAGATATTGATATGTCGTTCCCTACGCCTCGTAGTGAGGCGGATAGGTTAAAACTTTATGAAAACTTTTTAAGTCCTGAAGAGTTTTCTATATACAAAGAATACGATGGCGTATCAGAGGCGTTATTTAGATTAAAAGCTGAAAGAGCGGCTGCTAATCAGCCTGTCGGAGAGTTAAAGAAAAACAATAAAATTTTAGCAAAAATACTTGATCTTCCTGTTGAGGACATCCCCGGAAGTTTATTTTTTTCTGATATTCCTGAAGCAGATATGGGTAAGTATCTTGACTTGGGTGATCCAAACAGAGCTTTTTATTTTTCACCAGACAGCGAAGTTCAAGGTGAAATTGATATTGGTACTCTTAATGATATGGTTAATATTTTTGGAAAAGATTGGGTTGAAAAAAGACTTGCTGGACTTCCAACAGATAGAGCGTGGCAGATTGTTGGGGACGACCCAGTTTCACGTTTGGAAAAAACTGGAAACCCCAATCTTCCCTATCGCGTTCAAGACAGCAGTCAAACAGGAAGAAGCGTTGTCGCGACAGAAAACGTATTTAAGCCGAGAACTGTTGATGAGATGAAAAAACTTGCAGAGGCGGGTTATACAAATCTTAGATTTTTAGATGCAACTGCTCGTAGACCCGGTGATGATCCTTCTTACAACTATGTTTTCTTTGGTGATGATGTCATGCCAAAGATTGTTGATAAGAAAAAAGATGGCGGGTTAATTCAAAAAGGCTTGGGAAGCGTTTAAATGAATGACCTTAGTGGCGTATTAAATTATCTCACAGATGACGAGATCGCCAAAGTTCAGCCGATGCTTGAGCGATTAAAAACGCTTGATGATAGGGCAGACAAGCAAGATAACTTTATGAATTTTGTGAAGCATGTTTGGCCTCAGTTTATTGAGGGCAGGCACCACAAGATTTACGCTCAGAAGCTGCAGGACGTGGCTGATGGTAAGTTGAAGCGTTTGATTGTAAATATGCCGCCTCGACATACAAAGTCTGAGTTTGCGAGTTATTTGTTTCCAACGTGGCTAATGGGTAAGCGTCCTGATTTAAAGATTATTCAGGCGACTCACACGGCTGAGTTGGCTGTTGGCTTTGGTCGTAAGGTTAAGAACTTAATTGATAGCGAGGAGTTTCGTGATGTCTTCCCTGAAGTTAGTCTTGCAACAGATGCGAAAGCGAGTGGACGCTGG